ACAGCTATAAAATCAGTGCCATTAACAGCTAATCAAACAAAAGAATTATTAACTCAACCGCTAATAATAGAAGGTGGCAAAACTTTTACAGTTCAATCAAGCACTTCTGATTCGTTTGATGTGGCTATTAGCTATTTAAATATTAAGAAAGAGGTAACAACATAATGAATGATATACCAGTAATAACACCAGAAAAAATTATAACTAAAATAAGTAATAAAAAAACAGGAGAAGTATACGCTACTGAAGAGGCTTTAAAAGCTGCAAATATACCTGAAGAAGATGTGCGGAGAGATGTAACAGTTATTATGCCTCCTCTTGATTTAATAGGAAAAACAAAGTAGTATGAGAAACTCTATAAAATAAGGCAATTATGGCAATAACAGATATATCAATTTCAGAAGAACTAATGACCAACGCACCATCTATTAAATATAGAGGTAGTGAGGGTCCTAAATCTCCTCAACAAATGCAAGAAATGATGGTAGCTCAACTAGAAGAAGAGTACTCTAAGTATCTTGATGAAATGATGGAACAAGGATTAGATCCTATGTCTTTTGAACAATTTTTACAACAAGCATTAGCTGAAGCAGAAATGGCTGGTGGCAATCCTTTACCACAAGATCCAACAAAACCAGTTAATCCTTTTCAACCTAAACCTACAGGGCCAGTATTACCTGACAGACAGATGGCAGCATATGGTGGTATCATGGGTGTTGACGGTAGAAAAAAATATGGTATTGGATCGTTCTTTCAAAAATATATTAAAGATCCAATTGAAGTAGCTATTACTGGAAAAACTTATGAAGATTTGGAAAGAGAATCACAAGAGAGAGTTGACAGAGAACCAGAAGGTTATGAAAGTTATTTTGATACTTTATTTAAAGGTGAAAAAGGTCAAGATAAACAAGGTAAAGAAACACGTACAGGTGGTGTAGCTAAACATATTTTACCAGTCATCGGTGGTCTTACTGCTGGTTTATTTACTAAAAAAAATGAAGATGGATCATCAGGCGGTCAACCAACTGCAGATGAAACAGCGTTAATGTTAGCGGACCTTAAAAAATCTGCAAATATATTAGATCAAAAACAAGGCATGGCAGCAGGATTAAATTTTTTACCTGCAGTATCAGCTAGAAAATTTACACCAACAGAAATGATTGAAACATATAAAACTGAATCAGCAGCTAACGGTGGGAGAATAGGATTTAACATGGGTGGTGGATTTAGTTCTAATGATTTATTATTATTAGAAAAATATAAATTTAATCCAAAAGAAGTAGCCACTTATTTAGATGGTGGTAAAGAGTTATTAAAATCATTACGAGCTAGTGAAAGCTATGTAGTAAAAGCTATGGGTGGTAGAATAAATAAAGCCGAAGGTGGAATCATGGACCTTGGTGGCATGGAAAAAGATTACAGAGCTGAAGGTGGATTTGTACCTATAGGAAGAGAAGAAAAAGCAGATGATGTGCCTGCAAGATTAAGTGTAAATGAGTTTGTATTTACTGCAGATGCTGTTAG